GAGAGAAGCTGCCAAAGGGTCAAATTGTTAATTGACCCTTGTCCACCCTCGGTTCAGCCTGATCCGCCGAGAGACGGATCTGACCGGGACCTGACCGCTACCCTTGCGTTCGAGAGAACACAAGGACTCGAGAACATGATTCCAATCATGACTCTTGCGCTTATGCTCAAGAGTCTCGAGACGCCATACGCAAGTCGCGAACCACTGGGAGGGACGACGCCAATAGGCGTCATTCCAAACTAGTGATTCGAGATTAGAAAACTCCGCAATCCCGCCATGGTTGCGATCATTCGTTAAGAATAATCGTTTTCCATAACGAGAATACAGACGTTTCCTAAGTGTATAGTAAGTAGTGGTTGCAGACTCCTCGTATCCCGCTATGCGCAAGCGCATAGCGATGTCCGAAAGAGCCTGAAGCCCCGTAACATGTTCGGCATCTATCGTAGTCTTCCAACGAACTGGAGTGACATCGACGCCATTAAAGGCATCGACACCACAGGATTCACGGAAGGCCCCGCGCCAAAAGGATTTCTCCTGATTGACGCGCAAACCGAATGATTCGAGATCGTTTATGACTTTCTCGACGCATTCAGTAGGGACTATGATATCGTCACCGAACACAAAGGCAGCACCAGGTTGACGAAACCCTTGGTGTTGCATTGATGCTACACACATAGCCCAGAAAACTAGGCTCTGTACAGGAAACGTTGTTGCGTTCCCCATAGGAGCGTAGCAATTCAAGCTCCCCTTTACGCTCATATTCTGAGCATAATCGGGAATCTTGAATTCCTGGGCACGACACGAACCGAACCACTTGTACTTACTCCCAAAGAGTATCTGTACAAGAATGTCAGAGATACGATCCGAAGCCTCTTTCATATCAATCGTGGCATAACGCCTCGATCGAGATGAAGTTAAGGCTAACCGACCGTTAACTGACTGATCATCGAACCAGATCCGGCCTCGCGGCCAGGGTCCTCGGCTCGATCTCTCGAGAGAGATAGCTCTCTCGAGCTCGCAACGCACTCCCTGTTGAAGCCAAATGGCTTCAGCAGGGTGGACACATATCAATCTAGGTCCACGGCTGTCCTTCGGGACAGCAATGAGCTTAGCGGATATAATGTCACGGCTCTCAGCGTCTTCCCAATGTGAGCAGTGTTCCTCATTAAAATATAAGGAATACCAATCACTATACGGAAACAGAGATTCAATAGTTGAATATCTGTGCAACCATCGATCTTTCGAGGTTGTTACCGCACCGGGTCCATGAGAAGGAATTAACGCCTTCTCTCGGAATCGGTAGAGAACACTCTGACAGTGTTGTCGAGTAGTATCAAGCAAGCGCGGAGATAGTCTGGAAAGACTATTGCCGAACTGCCCGACACTATGATTAGTATCAAGGAAACCTTGATACGCGATCTGGGTCGTTTCATGGCTATGTGTAACACAGGCTTTATAGCAGAACAGAAGAAGTTGCCGAAGATATCGCATTAGAATCGGGTTTGAAACCGACCCGAGTGCAAGTCTCCTCAACCATACTGGAAATCGTCCAGCATCGGGCTCGCGCCCGTGCTCAACGCAACTCAGTATGTACTTCTCTAGCTTTGGAGCCTCGTGAAGGCACCAATGTAACCCTTCATAAGATCCTCGTATTTCAGAGAATCCTGATGAGCGAGCCACATCTGCTAGCAGGCTTATATATGTATGTTCTATAACGTGCATATCTAGGAGTACCTATCAGCCAGTCTGATCTTATGTTTCTATTGAAACAACGAGAATTACTTCTCGCTATTCAATACGTTCGTGATCAAGTCGGCGTCCGCAACTGCGGCCTTGAACGTAGCTACAACAGTGTTGAGCTGCGTCGTGGTCACAGTAGACGGAACGGCGATGACGAGATATGCAGAAGAGATAATTTTCTGCAGGTTCGCGTCAACATCGTGCCGATCAATTCGAACAGTATAACGCTGACCGGAGACTTTCGTCTTCGAATCAACGTAATCCTGACTCTTGATGATCAGCTGATCCGGAGTGGTAACACCCCGGGTCGTCGACTGTCGCATCGATTCCTCTTTGGTATCGTACGACTTCTTGAACGCGACGGAATTGAATGTCAGATCGGCATTCATGATAGGTAGGTTATGTATCTAGTAGTCCTAACGGATTGCTGGAGCTGGAACCACGATGTCCTATCGATGTCTAAAAGACTTCGATTCAGACTGCGGTGAAGTTAGAGTGCCGACATTGGAAGGTGCTGACGTAACAATCTGAGGCGTTTTACGCAACAGATTGCGAATCAGAACCGACCGATGTGACGGAGGATTCAAACTAACAACAGCGATATCAAAAATATCGTTGATGACATTTAATTCCTCTTCCGACAAATTCCGTCTACAGAACGCGTCAATAAATAACACGCACTCTAGACTGAATACTCTAACTTTCGACTGTAAGTCCTTATTCATAAAGAATAGGATTTTTAGTAGTCTATCTCCGAGCAACACGATTCGCAGAAGCGGTTAAACGCTGACTGATCAGAGCGGCAGAGATGCCGGCCTGATTCTTTCCGAACCGTGGCGTCCATGTGGGCTTAGATGCCCCCACAGACACTAGAGACCTCTCGTAGTGCTTATACTCAACTGAACCTACATCAACATCAAACAACGTAGTGCCACCGCATGGACTTCCAGTCCACCAGTTGCGCCGCGTTGCGAGATGGTAGCTAAGTGACCTCGTACAACCAACGATTTCGAAGGGTTCAAACCCTAAGGTCTCGTCGATTTTACGAAGCACTCCGCGTAAATCAACAAACCAATCTACCACGAAAGAAAATGGTATTTTCTCCCATGCCAGACTAGCAGGTGACGACGCGAACCTCGACATAAAAGCATCCATACTAGCAAATAAACTAGTATGGTACTTAACGCGAGGTTTAACCACTAGAACGTAGCGTACTGAAGGAGGAGAGATGACTTGACCAAACGACTGCCGACGATCGATAATAACCGATCCGAAGTTGCCGATATAATCATTGCCATCTCCGAAGTTAGTCGATAAAGGCGCAGAAGCGCTATATCGATACTTCTCCCCTTTATGCCACCGTTCCATATCATCCCTCATGTGAGGCAAATAGCGATGAACGGACATCAAGTCTGAAAGAATCGGTGAAACACCGAACTTCCATGCAAGATATCCGCTACTCGCCGTACGAATGACCTTTCGTAGCTGACCCCAGTTATCCCTAATATTAGGGATACATGTTGCCAGTGATACGATACTAGGCCATATCTGATTTGCTTCAACGAGATTAAGCAAGCCATCGGCCTTAAGGCCTCTGGCTCGCTCAAATACGTCTTCTCTAAGACGTAACTCGTCGGAGTTTGATAAGGAACCAACAGCCCAGGTGGGCGGATTGCCACTTGTTGCCCCGGTATTCCAGGTCAACAAATGACTACAGAGGGCACGGGAATTTGAACCAGATAATCTGGCCATCTCCCCGTTCCAACTGGTCACGCCACCTACACCAGCGGTAACAGCTGACTTCGAGTAATACTCGTTCCGATTAAACCAGTATTTCATCTTTCGATGAATACAGGCATGCGGCTGGCCCTTACCAAGTGAATCTTGCATAGTCTGGATTTCTCCAGCCATATCAAGATCTACAGAATAAGGTCCAAAGTTAACTGGACTACCGATGGTGCCATCGCACATGGTGTTAGTGCCAATACGGTCTCCCGTAGTGACACTAAGACGATCTGTGACTGTTGTTCTATTGCGTATTCTCATCTGAGATAAAAGATCC